AGGCCAAGATCGAGGCCTGCCTTGCGGCGGTGGTCACCGATGATGGTGAGGAAACCCTCACCAAGCCCAGCGATAGCAATTCCGGCCTGCTCCGTGATGCGCAGGGCCGCGCGGTGGAAAGCTTTGAGCCTGGGATGATCCTCTACCGGCGCGGCCAGGGCGAGGTGAATGTGGTCAATCCATCCGGCGGTGGATCGCATACTGCCTTCGCGCGACGCTCACTTGAAGCCGCCGCCGTCGGCGCGGGCCTGACTTATGATCAGGTTTCCGGCGATCTGACTCAGGCGAATTACTCCAGCCTCCGCGCCGGCAAGATCGAATTCCGGCGCCTTTGCGAACAGATGCAATACGGCATGCTGATCCCGATGCTGGTGCGGCCTATCGCCGAGCGCTTTCACGCGCAAGGCGCGCTGCTTGGGCTTTGGGGCGATGCCATGCCGAAGGGTGTCGCGCATGTGCCGCCGGCGCATGAGATGATCGACCCGCTGAAGGATACTACCGCTTTGATCGCCCAGGTGCGCGCGGGCTTTGTGCCGCAGCCAGAGGCCGCCGGTGCCTTTGGCTATGATTTCCGCTCGGCGGTCGAGATGATCCGCGAAGCCAATGCCGCATTGGATGCCGCGGGCATTTCGCTAGATACCGATCCACGCCGTGTCGCCAAATCCGGCGGCGCGCAGGACGCGGCGCAAATGGCGGCGGTGGAAATCGCCGCCACTGGTGCAGCCGGGGCGGGAGCAGCACCACCGCCGCCAGACACCCCCACAGCATAGGGTTAGACATGACCGAAACCACCGACCCGGGCGGGAGCGATCCCGCGCCGGCTGATCCCGCTTTGCCCGATCGACTTCCCGCCGATGGGCAATCGATCACCGCACGCCGTGCCATCACCGCACCCGCCACCGTGGATCGTGCCGCCCGCACGGTGGAGGTCGTCTGGTCCACCGGCGCGCGGGCGCGCAACTTTGTCCCGTCCCTCGGCGGCATAACCGAGGAATTGGACATGTCGCCCAATGCGGTGCGCATGGCGCAGCTCGGCTCCGGCAATGCGCCGGTGCTGAACACGCACCGCAGCAGCGACGCGCGTGATGTGTTGGGGCGTGTGATCGCCGCGCGGCTTGAAGGCGGTCGCGGCCATGCGCGGCTGCAATTCTCTGCTGCTGCCGATGTTGAACCGCTCTGGCAGCGCATCGCCGATGGCACGCTGCGCGCTGTCAGCATTGGCTATCGCGTGCATCGCTATGACCAGCGCCCCGATCCGGTGAGCGGCGAGATGATCTACCGCGCCGTGGATTGGGAACCCTTTGAGATTTCGATCGTGCCCATCCCCGTTGATCGGGATGCGCAAGTGCGAGGCGCGGCGCCGCAGGGCGCGCCGTCCTTCGCCATTGAACCTGCCCTGGAGAATGAGGAACCACCCATGACTGAGACGACGCCGGAAACCCCGGCAGCCCCTTCGGCGCCGCCTGCCGCGTCGCCGCCCGCAACCACCACGGTAGAAGCGCCGCCTGCTACTCCGCCCGATCTTGAAGCCTTGCGTGGTGAGGCACAGCGCGCCGAGCGTGAGCGTATCTCTGGCATTGATACCGCGATCGAAGCCGCACGCGCCCTGGTCGGCACCGAGACCGCCGCGCATATCCGGCGCGAAGCTGTCGAGCGCGGCTGGCACCCGGACCAGGCACGCCGATCCCTGTTCGACGCCATGGTGAAGACCGCCGCACCACCTTCTGTTCCCGCGCGACCGGAAACCGGGCCTGGGCATGACTCGCCCTCGGAAATCCTCGATGCCATGGCGGAAGCCTTGGCTGCGCGCAGCATGCCAGGCTACCAGCCGCAGGGCGCCGGGCGCCATGCCGAATTCATGGGCTGGCGGCCTTCCGACATGATCGGCGAATTGCTGCGCGTCCGCGGTGAACGCAATGTGCCGCGCAACCCGACGCTGTTGGCCGAGCGCGCCTTTCACACGACGTCTGACTTTCCGCTGCTGCTTTCGGCGGCGGCGAACAAGATGCTGCTGGCCGCCTATCAGCCCGCAGCGCCAAGCTATCGGCAGATCTTCCTGCGGCGCGATTTCCGCGACTTCAAGCCGCACCGGCATCTGCGTGTCGGTGATTTCCCGACGCTCATGCCGCTGATGGAGAATGGCGAAATCCAGGCCGGTACCATGTCTGAAAGCCAGGAAATCGTCCTGCTGCAAACCTTCGCGCGGCGCATCCGTGTCACGCGGCCCATGCTGGTGAATGATGACCTGGGTGCCTTCACGGATTTCGCTGCCGCCATTGGCAGGCGCGTGGCGGATTTCGAGAATGCCACCGCCTATGCGCTGCTCAATCAGGCCAACGGTGATGGCCCGACACTGACCAACGGCCCTGCTGCGGTATTCGGCACGGCGGCAGCGCGCGCCAATAAGGCGGCGGCAGGCAGTGCGCTGGATATCAACAACCTTGCTGCCGGTCGCGCTGCCATCCTGCGGCAAAGGACGCTGGATGGTCTGCCGATTTCTGTCGGCAATGCCATGAAGCTTCTGGTCGGCCCGAGCCTTGAATTGCCCGCGCGGCAATTGACGGTGAGTGTCGGCGCCACGCAAATCAGCAACGCCAATATCTATGCCGGCTTTGTCCAGCCTCTGGTCGAGCCGCTGATCCCGAATAACCGCTGGTACCTGTTCGCCGACCCGCCGACCGCGCCGGTCTATGTCTATGGCTATCTGAACGGTGCAGAGGGACCGCAAGTCACCACCGGCCCGGTTTCCGGCGTGGATGGTGTCGAGGTCAGTGTGATCTTCGACTTCGGCGTCGGCGCCATTGATTGGCGCGGGGCCTGGTTCAATCCGGGCGTCTGATCGCTCTCCGTCTTTCTCATCATCGCAATGTCGCAACGGGCGTCCTTTGGGGCGCCTGTTGCGTTTCAGGAGAACCATTCCATGCGTAACTTCATCCAGCCGGGCAATAGCCTGGCGATTGCCGTGCCTTATGCGACAGGCGTTTCCGCCGGTCAGGGCGTTCTGGTTGGTGCGCTGTTCGGCGTCGCCGCCGTGGATGGCGTGCAGAACGCCATGATCGAGGCCGCGACCCAGGGCGTGTTCGACCTTACCAAGGAACCGGCGCTTGCCATCGCCGCCGGGGTGCGGGTGTTCTGGGACAATACCAACCGGCGCATCACCACCACCGCCACCGGCAATTTCCAGGTCGGTATCGCCACACAAGCCGCGCTCGCGACAGATGCCACCGTGCGCGTCTGGTTCAACCGCGTTCCGGCGGCGGGGGCGTGAACATGACGAACCTGCTGGCGCGTGACCATGAACGCATGCGAGGCGTGCATCCCCATCTGGTGCGCGTGGTGATCGAAGCACGCAAGGCCGCACCCTTCATCGTGTTGGAAGGGCTGCGGTCTCGCGAGCGTCAGGCGAAGCTCGTGGCACTCGGCGCTTCGCGCACCATGAATAGCCGACACCTGACAGGCCATGCGGTTGATCTCGGCTATTGGCTCGATGACGGTGATGGCGTGCCAGAGAATGGCGAAATCCGCTGGGATTGGGCTTTGTATCCGCAGATCGCCAGCGCCATAAAGGGCGCAGCACAAAGGCTTGGCATCGCTATCATCTGGGGTGGTGATTGGCCGAGCTTTCCCGACGGTCCGCATTTCGAATTGGACCGGGGGAAGTATCCATGATCGCCGCGCTACTTCCCGCGCTGCTGCCGATCCTAGGTGATGCACTCAAGCGGCTATTCCCCGATGTTGAGGCAAGGCAACGTGCCGAGGCGGAACTAAATGCCGCCTTGCTCGCGCGCGCGGGCGAACTGGAAAAGGTCGCCGCCGATATCATCAAGGCCGAGGCCCAATCGGAACATTGGCTCGCTGCCTGCTGGCGTCCGCTGATGATGATCACCTTTGGCTTGCTGATAGTACTGCGCTGGCTCGGCTGGTCCGCGCCGGGGATCAGTGAGGCCGAGGCGCTCAAGCTCTGGAACATCGTCGAGATCGGCCTGGGTGGTTACGTCATTGGTCGTTCCGCCGAAAAGACGCTGCCACGCATTGTCGAGGTGCTAAAACGATGAGCGCCTTTGATGGGGCAATGGCAGCGCTATTCGCGGATCCCAACATGGCGGTCGCTGCGGAATGGCGCGCGGCGGCGGGTGGTCCCTGGCGGCCCTTGCGCGTGGCACTCACCACCGCCGCGCAGGAGATTGGCGCGATTGGCGCGCGCGGGGTTGCGCTGGAGGCAGTGCTGCGTGTCGCGGACCTCTCGCCCGATGCACCACGCCGGGGAGATTTGCTGCGGCGTCTCTCCCCGCCCGAGACATGGCGCATTGAGGAGGTGGAGCCCGATGCGCTTGGCCTCACCTTGCGCCTGACACTGGCGCGCGCGCCATGAGTGGCACGCTGCCGCTGCGCGAAGCGGCCCTTGCCGCCATTGCCGAGCGCATCATCACCGGTCTGCCCGATGTGGCGCTGGACCGCGCGCGGCGTGCGCCAGTGGATGTCGAGGCTGAGACCCTGCCGCGCCTCGTGCTGCGCGGTGAGGAGATTGAGGCCGACGATACCGAGGAACCGGGCCGCACACATTACCGCATCGGCTTTGTGGTTTCCGGTTTTGCGGCGGCAGCGAGTGACCTTGCAGCCGAACAGGCGCTTTCCACGCTTCATGCGCGCCTGGTTTCGCTGCTTGCCGGTTGGACCCCCGCCGCGCCTGGGCTCGGCGATGTTGTCGAACAGGGTGCGGAGTTCCGCATGTACGACACCGAGGAATCCGCCCTTCCCGCAGGGGAGTTCCTCGCCCGCTTCAGCATCCTCGCCATCGGGCCCAATGGCGGCCCCTGGTCCGCCTGACCGCAACACTCTCCCTCCCATCCCGAAAGGAACCGCGACATGAGCCTCGATCTCGTACGCATGCGCTTTGCCGCCGTGGCAGCGAAAATCGAAACCACCCCGGGACTGGACGCCATTGGCGGCACACCGGTCAATGCCGATTGGCTCGCCGCCGATTGCGAGATCGACTTCGATCCGATCACGGTGGAGAATAACGAACTCACCGGCTCGCTTGATCGATCGCCTGCCATTGTCGGTGGCATGCGGCCACGCATTCGGTTGCGCGTGCCATTGCGTGGTTCCGGCACGCCGGCAACGCCTCCGGAATGGGGCAAATTGCTGCGTTGCTGCACCATGGCGGAGGGCATCACCAATGCTGCCATCGGCGCGCCCACCGCCGCCGCGAGTGGCACCAATACCAGCTTGGCGTTGGCCACACCCTTTGCAGCGACCGCGCAGCTTTATCGCGGCATGCCCTTGCTGCTTTCCGGCGATCGCAGCCTTGTCACGGGCATCATTGATTACACCGCCGCGCGTGTGGCGAGCCTCGGTGAGACCATGGCAACCCCTGGCGCGGTCGCCACACTCGCGCAAATCCCGGCCAATGTGCTCTACAGCCCGACCTCGGATGAGGCGGTCTATCGTACGGCCACGCTCTATTTCTACGCCGATGGGCTGCGCTGGCGTTTCACCGGTGCGGTCGGCAGTTGGAGCCTGGAGCTTTCCACCGGCGGCATTGGCTTTCTGGTTTTTGATCTGCGCGCGCAATTGCTCGACAAATCAGCCGCCGCGCTACCAACCGGGTGGAATACCGTCATTCGCCCGACGCCGCCGCGTTTTGTGAATGGCCGCTGCCAATTGAACCAGCAATTGGCCCGTGCGCGGCGCCTGACGCTGGATGCTGGCGTCAATATCATCCTGCCGGATAATCCCGAAGCGGCTGAGGGCTATGATCCCGCCGTGCCGACCGAGCGTGATGCGCGCGGCGCGATTGATCCCTTGATGAGCACCACGACTGCCGTTGCGCTGTTCAACGCCTTTCGCCTGGGCTCGGCGATGCCCCTGATGGCGATCCTGGGCGCCAATCCGGGCAATCGGTTTTGCGTCATCGCGCCGGCGGCCAAGGCCACCGCCATGCGACCCGGGCAGCGCGACGGGCTTGGGCAATTCGATATCGGGTTTCAGCTGGATGGCGCGGATAGCCCGCTGTTTCTGGCGCAGTTTTGAGGGGGACGCCTATTCCGCAGCCTGGACCGAAAGGCGAAGGCCAAGTGAACGCATCACACCGAGCAATGTCGTGAGGCGCGGGTCACCATCCTCACTCAGCGCGCGATAGAGTGCTTCGCGCGTAATGCCCGCACCGCGCGCAACTTCTGTCATGCCGCGCGCGCGCGCAATGACACCAAGCGCATTTGCGATATAGCCGGCATCGCCGGTTTGCATCGCATCCGAGAGTAATTCCGCCTGTGCCTCCGGCGAGGTGAGATGACGCGCCGGATCAAAGGGCAGTGTCTTTATCGCCATGTCTCAATCCTCCAATTCAGCGGCAATCGCCCTGGCGCGCTGGATATCGCGTCGCTGACTGCCCTTGTCGCCACCGCACAACAAAATGATCAACACCTGGCCACGCTGGACGAAATAGACCCGGTAGCCAGGACCATGGTCGACGCGCAATTCCGAAACGCCATCGCCCACCGGTTTAACATCGCCCAAAAGTCCTGATTGCAGGCGCACAATCCGCTGAGCGATGCGTTCAACCGCGCGCCGATCAGAGAGAGATTCCATCCAGCTTGCGAATATGTCGGTCTGACGAACCTCTTTCATGCGTAATTTATAGGTTACAGACCCCCTTTCGTCAAGTGAAATTGGGCTCCCAACAAACATTCCCGCAATGGAGCAACCCCATGAACGTTGTCTTTTCCCGCCGCGATGCGGAATGGTTCTCACCACCCCATGCGCCAGAGCGGCGCTACCTGATCGCGCCGCTGACCTTCCGCGAGCGTCAGGCCTTTCGTGCCGATCTTGCGCGTGATGGTGGGATCTACCCGCCGCAGGCGCAGATGCTGGAGGCACTGCGCCTTGCCATCACCGAAGCCGCACCTGGCAATGCTGAGGAACTTGCGGCAGCGATTGCACGTGCGGAGGCTGAGCCGGATGATCCTGAAGCGCAGGCGCCGCTTGCGATGATTGAGGCCGCATGTGCCGCCATTCCAAGCTATGCCGGCCTGCTGGCCGCGCGGCAGCGTTACATCGGCATGTTGCCCTGGGTGGCGGCGCGCCATGCTTTGCGTGGCTGGGAGGGTGCCGACCTGCCGCCCTTCAAGCGTGATCGTGGCCTGGTCTCCGAGGCTTTAATGGATGCATTGCCGCAGGAGGATATCGAGCCGATCGGCTGGCGCGCGAGTGCCTTGATGCAGCCCGGTCGAGATGCGGAAAAAAACTCCGCGGCGCCCTCGCCATCGCCCGCGAGCCCAGCGCCTATGACGGCGGATTAAGGCCCGCCGAGGGTGGCGATTGGCTGGTGGGCGGCGATACCTGGGCGGAAAACCCGCGCTTGGTGATTACCGAGCCCTGGCATGGCTTTGTGCGGCTTTGGGCCGCATGTCGCGGCGGGATGGGCGGCATTGCGCATTGGCCAGATGCGGGCGGCGTCAATGACCAGGCGGCCTGGGTGGTGGATGGGTTTGCGGTGCTCGCGGGCGCGGAGGTGGTGATGGAGGGGGAGAGGCGAAAATTGGGGGCCGGTTAGGTGAGATCCCCCATCGGTACGCGCAGCGCATTGGCAACAGCGCGTATCGCAGCAGCGCTGCCCGGCTTTCGGCCACTCTCAATTTCCGAAAGATAGCTTACCGAGACGCTGGCCATCTCTGCGAGCGCGGTCAGTGTCAGGCCGCGATGCTCCCGCCAAATACGGATCGCGCTCTCACCGGCGAGCAAGCGATCCACCAGCGGGCCCGGCAGATAATCGGCGCGTGCCGCATCTTTGCCGAGTGCTGCTTCCCGTGCTTCCTGCTCATCGATCGCCTGATGATCAATGCGATCCTCCGCAGCAGCAATCAGCGCCTCGTAATCGCGACGCGAAAGCGTCACGGTCTCAGGGGTCTCGGCCAAAGGCCTGAAATGATTCATCGCTCATAAACCTCCCGACGGTGGCCGATGCGATCCACGATCACATCCTCTCCATCAATACGAAACACGGCACGGTAATCGCCCTGACGAACCCTGAACCGCCCACGCGGTTCGCCCTGGAGCGCCGTGACGCTCGCATGCTGTTCGCCTGGTGCGGCGGCGATCGCGTCCAGCCGCGCCTTGAGTCGTGCTCGCTCCCGTTTTGGCATGCCCATCAAGGCCTTCAATGCGGCGGGGGAGAGCAACAGCACCATGGGAGGGGTTTTCGCCGATAGCGAAGGCGAAGGCAAGTAAAATTTCGCTAATAGCGAAAATTTGGTATTCCCCCCATGCCCTTCCTCCTCGCCACCATCCGCGGCGACCTCCGTGCTGCCATGGAGGCCGAGATCCGCGATGTCGCGCGCGCCATGCGCCGTGGCGTGGAACGTGCCGGGCGGGAGGTACAGGCCGAACTCCGCGCCCAAGCGCGTGGTGCGGATTTCTCCGACAAAGGCCGCGCCCTCGCCAATAGCTGGCGCCTGAAACTCTACCCGCCGCCTGGCGCTGCACCACGCAGCTTTCGCCCGGCCGCGCTGGTCTATTCCAATGCGCCAAAGCTGGTGGAGGCCTTCGACAAGGGCCTGCCCATCACCGCCAAGGGCGGGCGCTATCTTGCTTTCCCCACCGGGTACAACGCCACGCGTGGCCGGCGCGGTGCTTCATCGCGCGGTGGGCTGCGTGTTACCCCCGCCGAGATGAAGGCCACGCGTGGCGAGGCTTTCATCATCCGCACCAAATCCAATCCTTCCGTGCGGCTGTGGTGCCTCCGCGTGCGCGGCGCAAGCGGCCTCGGCAAGCGGCGGCGCTTGCGGTTGTTCGTTGGCGCGAATGTCGAAGTGCTCACCGGCCATCGGCGCGGCCAGCAGCGTCTGGCGCGCGCCACTCTCGCCCAGGGGTTTGTCCCGATGTTCTTTCTCATGCGCCAGGTCAGGCTCGACAAGCGCCTTGATGTCGCGGGCGTGCGCCGCCGTGCGGGCAATATCCTGGCGCGCGCCATTGTCGCTGAATTGGCGAACTCGGCATGAGCGGCGCGGCACGCACCATTGCGATCCGGCTTTCGGCGGAGAATGCCGAGACAGTGCGCCGGTCGCTCGAGAAACTCGGCGCCGATGGCAAGAAGGCGCTGGAGCAGATTGATGGCGCCAGCGTCAAGGCGCAGCCCGCCATGCGCGGCTTGGCCTCGGCGTCGGACGCGGCAGTGCGCAGCTTTGGTGCGCTGGGCAATAGCCTCGGCAGTGCGGGCAGCGCCTTTGTCAGTGTCGCAGGCCGTGCCGGTGGTGCGGCGGCAGCGATGGCGGCGGTGGCGGTGGGTGCGGCGGCAGCCGGCAGCGCCGTGGCGCGCGCGGGTGATCAGGCGACGGAATCACTGGCACGCCTGCAAGCGGCAACTGGCTCCTTCGGCGCGGCCGAGAAGGTCTATCAAAACCTCTATGCCCTGTCGCAGCAGACGGGCGTGGCCATCAGCGAAAGCGCCAATGCCTTTGCCCGCTTTGCCATCGCGGCGCGTGAGATCGGCGCCACGAATGATCAGGTCCTGG